TACTACTTTAACATACTGAACGCCTCCATTCTCAACGGCAACAATGTCGCCCGGACTAACTGACGCTGTGAACGTAGCAGTAGAGTCAATCACCTCATTGCCACCAACAACAGAACCTGTTGTAGTACCTGCAACTAAATAGTCTGCATACACCAACACCTTGTTGAGCATGTAGTAGTCGTCACCCGTAGTCGTCTCTGATGGCGTAAAGTATTTATTTAAAACCTGATTAATTAACCCCTTTGTCTCTGAGAATACATCTATATCCTCCTCTATTTTTTTTGTAATGTCAGCATACCCTGTGCCTGATGACCTTGCATTCTCCTTATTTATTTGATAGTTGTATGAATACAAATAGCTTTCAAACAAGTCTAACTGTGCCTGCTTCGCAAACAAGTTAAAGTCAGATGGAGATAGATACCCGTAATTATTCTTATTAAGAACAGAGAGAACTGTATTTCTAACTGTGTTTATCATCCTAAATCTTTTTACAAAGATAAGGAAAAAAAAATAGGTGTCTAAAAATAGACACCTATCCAATATTAATATATAATAGCCCTTAACCCTCTAAGATACTCTCAAGCATTTTGAGTGACTCAATGCCATCATCGCTTGTTAAGAATGAACCAACAATGTAGTACGGGTCTTCACCGTAAGGCACTGTAACCATCCTCTTCTTGTTTGAGCTTGTGTTAAACCACACCTCCTTCTTATTCTTTCTAAACGTCAACAGGTTGTTGTCGAAGAATAAATGAATCTTAGCCTGTAGCTTCAACATAGGATCTCCCAATACATTAAGGAACTCCTTTGGCTCTTTCCTTGCGAATACTAAAATGTCTCGCTTCAACTCAGCAGTTGATACCTTTGAGATGTCAGTGCCAAACAAAACTCGTGACACACTCTCAATCATATCAATCTCTAAATTACGAGCGGCAATCAACGCATCAACCTCTTCATTCAAGTTCTCAATATCCTTAGAAGCATCCTGCTCCTTGTCAACCTCTACGAACTTTCTTCCATTAAAAGGGTGGTAGTGTAAGAACTCTTGTAGTACAGGGTTAGTTCTTTCAACCCTAAGCATACCATCGATAAATATAACAGGCTCTAAAATTGCATTGCCGTCCTGCTCATCCTCAAATGGACTCTTTTGATTTCGTGCATAGCGTAAAGCACGGTTCATGTTTTTATCCTCATCGAAGTACATCAATGGGAATCTTCTTGTATTTCTTGTTGGCAGCGTGTATGATAAAGGTGCTGCATTCCTTGTCAACTTGTAGACCTTGTCTACGTTTTTTGTTACTGTTTTCATTTTATTAAATATTATTTGAATTAAAAAAAAGGAGGGCATCAAAGACACCCTCCATTGTTATAGTCCTACTTACTCAGAGAATAAGAAGAAGTTGTTAGCACCTAAAGTACAAACAGCTCTTTCAGAAAGGAAGTGTACTTCCATTGCATCAAGGTCGCTGTTCATAGCTCCACCTGCAGAACCTGTAATCCAAGTCTTGTAACGTCTGTCCTCAGTCTCAGACGCTCGGTAACGAACGTGTAAGAATGGACGCTTAGCGTTCTTTCCTAAGATTTGGTCATACACAGATGTTGAACCTGCAGGAACTAATAGACCGTTAACTTTACCTGACCCTGTAACGCCTGACATTCCACCACGCATAGTTGGGTCGTTCAAGTATTTCCAATCAGACTTGTAGAAGTCATACCCTCTACGGAATCCTGTGAATCCTAAGTTCAATGCCATAGTTTCATCGTTATCAAACAATCCGTAAGATGTTCCACCTGCAGCATTGTTGTTTTGAGCAGCTAACATGTCGTCAATACCGAAAGAAAATTCACGGTTAATAAACAACACGTTCTCCTCAATAGCACCCTGTGCATCTAGTCGAGATACGATAGTATCGAACTCACCAAGAGTGTCAGGGAATCCACCGCCCCATACGTTTCCTCGGTTTTCTACAACGTAGAATACACCTTCAGAACCTTTGTTTCCAACGTTACCACCTGCAGCGATAGCACCTGAACCCGCTTCAGCAGGAACTGCTTCAATCATAGCTGTCTCTAAGTAGTCATCGAAACGTAGACGAGTCTCATGCTCAGACTTCAAATACCAAAGGTATCCGCTTGCACCGTTCTCAGTGGTTACCTCAACCCATCCGATTTGAGCCATGTCAGAACCTGACACTGCATACTTATCTTTGATGATAATTGGAGAGTTCTCGAAGATTTCATCGTCAGCCTCTAAAGATCCTTCCATTCCTGTAGTTCCCTTCTTGAACTCAGAACCGTAGATGAATACGCTTAATATCTGACCCAAAGCAGGAACTTGTCCACCTGCTTCGTAGTAAGCCACATCAAATGTACCTGCAGCAGTATCAACCGCTGTAACGATACCCTTGTTTGAACCTGTACCCGCATTGTCAGAAATCATAACCGTCTGACCTACACGGATTGCAATAGAACCTGTACCCGGTGATAATGTGTCACTTACTTCAATTGTAGCTGTATCAGAACCTGCAGCAGCAGTAGACGTACAAGTAACATACTTAGTATGTAATCGTCCTTGCTCTGCCCACTTAATAAGGTCTGAGTTTGACGGCATTTCTGCTCCTACCATTCTTAGGAATGATGAAACTGTACGATTGCCGTATCTTTCAAATTCTTTCTCATATGTATCAGGAAGATACTGATTCAAGAAATCGAAATTCGTAATATAATTGCTCGCTAATGGTACTTGCTCTGCACTTGGCTGTAAAGCAAATCCCGGAGTTGCACTAACTGATCCTGCCATTTTTTCTAGTTTTTAGTTTTTTAATTGTTTATTTTCTACTTTTTATTTTCAAGCCTCTACCCGTTGAAGGATTTACGGCTCTGATTTTGACTCCTCCATTGTTTGTAACCTCAGGCGTGTTGCGTGTTGTCATGTTTATGTTTTTTGTTTTACGCATCACATCCTCAGTCGCATACGCCTTGCCCTGCTCATAAAAGAACTTGGCGAATTTCTCAGGATTCATCGCTACGGCTAATGACTTATGGTATCCAACTGCATCCTTTAAAAGCCCATCGTCATCCAAAAACTTCTGAATAAAAGTTGATGGATTCTTTTGAGCATTCAACAATTCCTTTGAATCCCCCGGAGAGTAGATGACCTTGTTGTCTCCATCAACAGAGAACTCAAAACCTTTGAACTCTCCTCCGAATACCTCGTCAGTCTTCTGCATAAACCATTCAGATTTACGCTTGGCTTCCTCTTCGTAAGTTGTCGCCTGTTGAACATATTGCTTATAGTCTTCCAATGCCTTCTTGTCTTCCTCAGAAATAGAACTCCCGCTTGACTCAAGAGGAACTCTGTACTTTTCTTTCTCAGCCTCAAAGTATTGTTTGGCTTTAGCAATTGCCTTTTTCTTTTTTAACTTAATCTTCTTTACTGATGACTCATCGTCAAAGTCTTCATCATATGAATACTCCTCCATGAGTGCCTCGATGTCTTCCTCATCAAGAGCTTCTTCAGTAGCAGTTAAGTAATCTTTAAGGAGTTTGTCAGGGTCGATATTGTCAATGTCTCTATTTAACTTAGAGAAGTCTTCAAAACCTCTACCTGTCTCCTTCTTGTATTTCAAATAAGCAGCCACATCCTCAGGGAGTTCTTCAGCCTCTTCTCTTTGCTGAAACAAATCCTCAACAGATGTAACATCCTTATTGTATCTATTCTTAATAAATGAAAGAACGTCTTCTTCTTTTAATTCTGCGGTAACTTCAGCTTCAACATTTGTTTCAACTTGTTCACCAACCTCCTCAGTAGTATGCTCAGTAGTATCAGTGTCATTGTTTTGCTCTTCATGCGATTTTAATAATTCACTTTCTATCTCCTGAACAGACTTCTGCTCTATGCCGTCAATGGCTTTTACTTTAAATTCCATATGATTAAATTTTTTACAAAGTTAATAGTTTTTTATTTTATATTTTTTATACTACCGAGGAGAGAACTCAGCTAGGTCAAACCCATCCAAACTATCCTCATTAGACTCAAAGTTTAATGGGGGTAAGTTATTCTTACGTTGGTTGATCAGCTTACTCTGCTCTGTGTTCTGCTGACTGATACGCTTAGACTTAGCATCTTCCTTCATCTTCTCTCTCTCAGTCAAGCTTGACACCTCCATGCCTCTCAACTGAAGGTTCATCTGAAACTCTCGCTCCATCAGCATCAACTTCAACTGAGCCTCCTGCTCTCGTAGTTGCATTCTACTTTGTAGCTCAGTCTGTGAAGCCTGCAACTGAGCCTGTGCCTCCATCTGAATCTTCTGCATTGAAGCCTGTGCTGCCATCTGCTGAGACTGCATCTGTTGCTGTGCCTGAATAGCCTGCTGTTGCATAGCCATCTTCTGCTCACGCTCTTGCTTCATCTTACGCTTAACCTTCAGCAACTGATTGGCTAGCTTCAGATTCTTAACCTCCCTGATGTCTATCGCATCCTCTAGGTTTATGTCACCCTTAGATAAAGCCATCTGAACATTCTGCTCAAGTAGTGCCTTCTGCTCTTCGTCAGGTGCTATCTCAATGAATATACCAAAGTCATATAGGTATAAGTCTTTTATGTCGTCAAGTATAGACACGTTGTACTTGCCTATCTTGTTTATAAAGTCATCCTTGAAGTCAGAGTACTCTAGTATATCACTTACTCTGTATGTCAACGCCTCTGATAACGACCTGAAAATATATAGACTTCCGTCAAGGATGTGTCTAGTTGCAGTGTTTGAATTAAGTGCAGCCAACTTCTGTAACCCAACCAAAGAGTCAGGGTCAGGCATACTACCGTCTCTCGCTTCATTTAAGCCTGTTACAGTGCGTAACATATTCATGTAATGGTTATAGTTGCCTATAAGCATTTGAGCCTTAGAAGAGCCTGAATTTGATGTTAGCTGTTGGATAGGAACTCGTGCGTTGTTGAACTCACCATCCTGTGTGTATGAACGACCAATTACACTACCCGTTTGGAAGTATAACCTTAACGCATCCTCAGGATTATATGCAGCACCCGTACCGAGGTCAACCTCGTTCAACCCGTCTGCATCAATAAATACACCGTCAGGTACAACCTTAGATATAACCTGCTGTAACTTTAAGTGTGTAATCTGTATCAAGTCTACGAACGGAATCATACGCCTAACCAAAGACTCAATAACGCCCTTATACATCCGAGGTGCAACGGCTACATAGTTTGGCAACGCATGCTGACTAGTTGACTTAGGTCTAACCATATTCTCAGCAAGCTCCCACTTCAGTAAGTAGTTTGTTCCCATGACCATTACTCCGTCATACCAAACATCAATAGTCTTCTCAATCTTCTCGAAGTTCGCCTCGTCCATCATCTCCTGTGGTGGATTGAATTGGTCGTCCTTCTCAATAACCTTAACCGCACCCGTATCATCGTTCTTCTTCTTCTTATACACCATCTTCTTGGTGGTCTTATAGTTGAAGTACATCAACGTAACAGTATCTCTGTAGAATATATCATTGTCATAATACTGAGCAGTATTGTAATAGTCATACCAACTCTGCCCACTCTTAGATATTTCTTCTAAGTCTTCCTTGGTTAGCGTAGGGTCTATCTTTATTAATTCAGTTATTGGAACTGTTTTAATCTCACCCCAATAAAAGCAATCCTTAAAGTGAGGATCTTCGGTGTAACTATACACCACATTTGCAGGGTCTACATACTTTATCTCAACACCCGAACCCGGAAGGAACTCATGCTTTGCTGTGGCTATACCTAAAACAGTAAGGTCATAGTCAAGCCTTTTCCTGAGATCAATATACTTATTCTCCTCTAGCATTGTGTTTATCGCCTGCTCCTCAGCTATCTCAATAGCCGGCTTGTAGTTAAGTTGCATGTACAACGCCAACTCCTCATCCGTAGATGGAAGCTCCTCAGGGTCTACAGTAAACGGATTGACACCCGCCTTTTCTTGTATAATATCCAAAATAGGTTTGGCTGCCATCTGCCCCTGTATCATCGTCTGATACCTGCTCCTCTTTGATTGAGATATTGCATCCTGTGCATAGGCATTAACCTTGAACAGCCTGTCAGACATTCCGTTAACAACAATGTCTACAAACTTTGGCATGATAGGCACAGGTGTCCAATCTAAGTTAAGGTAAGATAGGTCTCCATTAATAGCCAACTCATTCTTATACTTGCCAACAGGTTGCTCACCCCTTGCATATAGTCTTAGTCTATGAAAGTTTCTCCATTGGTCATAAAACCTACATTGGTTTCCATCCTTCTTGAACCACTCGTATTGAATAGCCTGACCAATTTGTAACCCAAAAGAATCTGAACTCTTCTCAGCATCAGAAACAAATTGGCTTGGAAATCCTGTAGCGGAAATGTTTATCTTGACATCCTTCATGTAATAATTTGACTTATTGTTCCCTTGTTATTATATCTTGCAAAGTTAATGTTTATTTTTGACTCTTTTTTTTCAGGCTGATATAGGTGTTTCTGACACGCCATAATCGCTAACCCTGAACTAATTGACGCATCAAACTTAGTCCTGTTGGTAATATCAAACTTTGCCCAATCCTCAAGCGTCCTTGTGAATATCATAGACCCATACTCATCAGATGGTCTGTATGAACCATCCATATCAATGCCAACATACTTTTCAATGTAGGACTCTATAGCTGCTGCGTGAGCCTGCTTTACATCCTCACTAGTGTTAGGTATACCCCCAAGCTCTTTCTCTGTCTTAGAGAGCTTCGTATAGTGCTTATCGGGTCTATTTAAACAGTACCCCCTGTACCCCCTGTTCTTGAAGTGGTATAATAGCCTTGGCTTGTTGTTCTCTATAAGTATAGGCATACCATAGAATACACACGCCATCAACACATCCTCGTAAAATATCTCAGCAGTCTGAGGTCTAGCTATGTACTCCAAGAAGAACTCATTGCTAGGTGCGTCATCCATGTTGAACTTTGTAAGACCATGCAGTGCACCGTTCGATCCACCACCACCAACTACCCCTGATATGTCATACGAGTCACAACCAAATGCACCTAGGTGTTCATTGGGTGGATACATCACACCGTTCCTCTTTATAGGCGTGGTGTATATCTTTGAGCTTGGTGTCCAACTCACATAGAACCTTCCACTCTTGTTCGGTGAGAATATAACCTTCGTGTCTTTTATACCGTCCTTCCAACTAAATGAACCACGAGTAACGTGGTGTTCCATAATAAGAGAGTCGTTGTAGTCTATCTGCTGATATATCTTTGTCAGGTTAAATATAGACTGCTTACTCTCATCCCTGAATGCATGTGACTCAGTCCTTGGAAACTGACGATAAAACTCGTTCAACCCATCAGCGTCATTCTTCAAAGAGTCAACCTCAGCCTCCCAATAGTCTATAGCACCGTATGATATTAATTCATTGTCTATACCCAACACAGGCTTCTCAGGAGTTCTGAACACAGGCATACCATACCTGTCAATAAATCCCTCCATGTTCCACTCCATTGGTATAAACAAACTATACATCCCACTCTTGGTCTGTCCATTAGCACTACGCTTCTCAACGTTTGAGTCCTCGTAAAGCTTCTTGAAATTGTCACCACCCTTAGCCAATGCATTAGACGTAGACCCCATCATACACTTTCCAATAATCTTACTACCTAGTCTTAGACATGTCTTAGTCACTCGCCAATTGTTTAGGATGTTGTTCGGCTTTATCCACTTACCACTCTCGTCATGTACTAACAACAATAACTTCTCACCATCGTAGCTGTTATCGTCTGTGTTCTTCCAATCTATTGTGGTGTCCAACCCTTCAATTGCATCATCCTCCGAGTCAAACATATTCTTCTTAGTAATCTTAGATGCAGGTACACGATACGCCAACTCAGTCTTAGGTTTATCCATACCGTCCATAATAGGCTTGAAGAAGAATGGTAGCCTGCTGTTTATCGGAACAACCTTATCCGTAAACATCTTCTTGGCATCCGACCCTGTCTTTGATAGTATTCCAACTCGTGCATCCTTTGCGAGTGTTGCCGTATGGATACACTCAGACGATGACATAAACGAGAATCCCGAACGTCTTATCTTTAAGTACACTATACCAAAGCTTCTCTTGTCAGCCTTACACGCCTCCCAAAATATATGTAGTATCCTATTAGCCTCCCGGTAGTCCGGGTATCCTACGTCAATAGATGCCCACTGCAGGTACATATAGTGTGAGCCTGTGATGTATGTAGGCTTGCCGTTATTCATGAACCAATAACCAAACTCCCTGTGGTCAAACTCGTTCTCAATGAAGTCAACCCAACGAGACTTAAACTCCTTGGTCATCTCATTCCATTGAAAAATTGATTGTATCTTTGCAAGTTCCTTTGGTAACTCCTTACGTTCCCAATACTGCTTTTCTTTTTTGTCGTGCCTTTTGAAACAATTCTTCGGTGCTAGTGGCAATCCTATCTTTAGGTTCTGAATCTCAACAACCTCACCTAGAGTACCATCCTTTGATATTACAACAAGGTCATACGTTTGGTCATAGCCATACGCCCAACTCTTCGCCTTGTTCTTATTCGACAGTACGCTCTTCGGTATGTAGTCTTCAACAACCCTATATATACTATTTAGATCTTCTTTCTGCAAAACCTTGTCTTGTGTCTACCTTACTTGAACCGCTATCTAATGACTCAATAGCCTCCCTCTCAGCCTCTATCCTGTTTAATATCTCAAAGGCATCAAAGATTGCAAGCTTCTTTGTGGCGGCAGCATTCTTTAACCTATCTGCCGACAGCTCATCCTCAGGGTCGTGCTTGATAATATCCTCCTTGGCAACCTTTATCAGTTGCTCTACAGCCCTGTGACCCGCCTCAATAATCTTTAACTTGGTATCCTTTGAACTCATCATAATAGTATTGTTATATGGCTGTCAAACATTCTATACATCCGCTCCCCATCAACATAAAACTCATACTCAGTCTCAGGCTTGAATGCAACCTTACTACCCTCAGTAACCCCCATTGAAAGCAGGTAATCATTCGGGTATCGCATTATGCCAACTAACGGTTCTTCCTTTGTGTTCTTGTATATATACGACTCCTCTACAGGTACAGGCTCTACAAAGCAATACCTGTCATATGCATGCCAACCATCCTCATTCTTGTACATAAAGAATTGGTCAGGCTCTATGAAGAACAAGTCATCCTTAAAGAAACTCCTTCCACTCCTACGCCTACCCTTCATGTCATTGTAAAACTTAAATACGTTGTGGTGTACAAGTAACGTATCGCCAACCTTTATAGGTCCTGTGTAACCCAATGGTAACTCCTGAACAATAGCCTCACGATTAGAAAAACGAAAGTCTTCCTCCGATGTGCTAGTTATTACCTCAACCCCACCAATCTCCTTGGTGTTATTGTAACGCCTATCGTCCTTCGGTTTTGCTATGAAGAAAAATGGAGACCGCATTAGAAGTTTATGTTATACTCAATAGATATAGGCATCGATGAAGTGAACTCCTTCCAAAGCAATACCTCCTCATTCTCACCCTCTATCCATATCTTAATAGAGTCACTCTTTTGGTCAATCATTATCAAGTGGATAGTATGAGTGCCGTTTAATATCTCCTGCCCTACGATGTAGTGCATAGCACCCGACTTGTAGTCAGGTCCTATACTTATCTTCCTAATATCCATAATGCTACGATTCACCGGACTTGTCAGTCACCTC